AAGGTGATAAGAAAGGTGATCTGGTTCGTGGATTCAAGAAGTTCCAGAAGAAAAAGACTACCTCGCGCAAATTTTTAGGTAAATTTATTGAAAAAATCGCTTGACTTTTGTGCTCGAATGAGCGATAATATGTATATAACTTGATGAGAGAGGATTATGTTATGAGTAAGTTGAATCGTGAGAAGCTAATTGAAGCCCTGAATGCCAAGAGTCAAGAGACATTCAGTCGTCCAGAAGTTGCCCAGATCGTTGAGGATCTCGGCATATCATACCCCCACTGGTTCTTTCGCGAGAACAAAGTTGGATACAATAAATACGCTGTAGATGCAGCAGGGTTGAAGGTTGTTGCGAGCAATAATGCTCCTGTGACCGCTCCTGCCCCAGTACAGGATGCAAAAGTCGTGACGCAAGCCAAACTTGCAGTTGAGGTTGATAACCTCGTCCCTGTGGTCGACCCCACCTATGTGGCGTTCGGCTTCCACAAAGACCTGACCAAGATTATCAAGTCTGGTCTGTTCTATCCTACCTTCATCTCTGGTCTATCAGGTAATGGTAAGACCACGATGATCGAGCAAATTTGCGCTAAACTAAAGCGTGAAGCGATCCGCGTCAATATCTCTGTTGAGACTGACGAGGATGATTTGATCGGTGGTAACACGCTGGTTGATGGCAATGTCGTGTATCGTGAAGGTCCAGTTTTGACCGCCATGAAGCGTGGCTCGGTTCTGATTCTAGACGAACTGGATCGTGGCTCTAACAAGCTGATGTGTCTGCAGGCTATCCTTGAGGGTAAGCCATACTTCAACAAGAAGACTGGTGAGATGGTCGCACCTTCTGCTGGCTTCACTGTTGTCGCTACTGCTAACACCAAGGGTCGTGGCTCTGATGATGGCAAGTTTATCTCTGCCCAGATTCTTGATGAGGCATTCCTTGAGCGTTTTGCTATCACTATTGAGCAACAGTTTCCTACTGAAGCGCAAGAGAAGCGTATCGTGCTTGGCAAGATGCAGCGTGTCGGTAAGGTCGATGAGGACTTCGCTGAGAAGCTGGTTCGCTGGGCTGACGTTATCCGCAAGACCTTCAACGAAGGCGCGATCGATGACCTCGTATCAACTCGTCGTATTGAGCACATCGTCAATGCCTACGCTATGTTCGACGACCGCCTTAAAGCGATCGAGATGTGCGTGAATCGCTTCGATGAAGATACTCGTGCGGCATTCATTGACCTATATACCAAGGTCGATGCTGGTGCGCTGACTGATGATGAGACTGTTGTTGCGTCTCAAGATGAATTAGATGAATTATTTGGAAAGTAGAAAGTGATGTCCGAGTCTATGGAAATAACTGCTGAGGAATATGGATTGATTGATTACAAATACAATGAGGGTCAGCTGATGGCTGACCTTCAGAAGTATGTTGATGCCACGTATGGCGAGCATTATTCGCAAAACAAATTTCAAGCCACTGAGTTTATTATTGATGGCGGTCATGGTGAGGGTTTCACCATCGGCAACATTATGAAGTATGCTCAACGCTATGGAAACAAAGATGGATACAATCGCAAAGACTTACTGAAAGTCTTGCATTATGGTTTAATTGCTCTGTATGTTCACGACAAGGAACATTCAGATGGCTAAAGTTTTGGTCGCTATCCTGACCAATGGGAAGCCAGAGAAGTTGAAGCGGTGTTTGGAATCCGTGAACTCAAACCTCTCTCCTCATGAGCGGATCGTCGTTATTAATACAACTGATGCCGACTACTCTTCTCTGGCGACCCAAATTTCTTTTGATCATAGATTCCCTGTGATAAAAACAAAGTCGAACGGGACACCAGGAATGGGAAAGAACTCTGTCCTGAGATACTTCCTCGCTACTGACGCTGATTATCTCCTTCAGATTGATGGAGATGATTACATTTCTGAAACTTGTATTGCTCGATTACATGAGGAGATCGAAAACAACGAGTTTGATGTTGCATGCCTGACTAACGGATATGCAATATCCTCTAGCGGTAAGAAGATCACATTGAGCGATATTGAAACACTGCCCAAGATTATGCGCCACGGTCTGACTTGGGAAAAGGAAGATCTAGACTATTACTTCAAATACAAAGAGTTTATTCGTTCTCAG